CTTTTAGACTGCTTGCGTTACTATGTACCTTTGTATTATACACTTTATGTGTATTTTTTTTGGGTTTATTCTTTTTACGAATCAAAAGAAATTGTCGTTAGGGTTTAGATGCCCAATGTCTTATATTGTATGTGATTATTATTAATTGTGTGATGGATTTTGTCCTGATTATTATGTTTAATTTCATATGTATTTGACGATTTAAGATTGTTAAAATTAGGGAGAATGATACATCTTCCATGGATAGATGAAAGTAGTATCAATGATGTTTTGGTTTTGGAAATAGCTTTTTTATATGCTAATTCTGCAATCAGACTGGTTCCGTTTTTGAAATGGTAAGGAAATGAGAGATACCTATTGTGGTACCGTAGTACTTCATCATTTCGATACAAGAGGAATAAGTCGAAATTGCCGATCTGATCATTTGAAATTGACCACGAATCCCTTTTTCGTGGGCCCTTCGAGGTGTAATGATAAGGTCGTTGATGCGTATATATTAGAGGGATGCATCTATTTTCATAAAGAATTAATTGATATGATTATAGTTGAGTCCAGAAACCTTAGGACTGTACCCCAAATGACGTTGAAAAGCGAAGCTCAGCGAGCAAATTTTGAGGCAAATGCACACCCGTCCTGTATTAGAATGAATAAAAATAAAAATAAAAGTAAAAATAGAATTAGAAGGAGAGATAAATTTAAAAAATTTCTGTTGTGTGTGAGGAGTGGGGTTATGATGACACTTCCGTTGTCATTTTAGGTAATACTATTCGTGTTAAAGCGGTAGTTAATTACTTAAAATCTCAGAAGGTGTTACCTTTGGGTGTTGTTTTTATAGACTACAAATTTGTGTTACGTAGGGAACCCTTGGAAAGAGTTCCCGACAAGGTTTGTGATGTTTTGAGGAAAACAAGCTCTGTATGGAGGAGCAATTTTGTCGCTAGTCTTAATAGACGTGTTGGCAAAAATGTGTCCATTAGAAGTGAACATGAAAGTAGGTTTGTGGAAAAGATCCACGATCCTATTATTAGTGTGTTAGAAGCACAATGTAGATTGTGTGTTAGTGAAGCTAAATCATTTGATTCTTTTGGTTTTGGTTTGGATATGGCCTCAATAGGCTGTTCCCAAATATTACCATTAGTTGTTGATGAAGCTAAAGATTTTTTTGTTTCTACTGCTTTTGTGTTAGAAATGCTCAAAAGTATTAGGAATGCAAAGACTGGTACTTCAGTGATTGCTTCTGTTATGTGTTTAGCTGCTCATTTCGGTGTAACCGTTGAGTCATTTATGGAGAGATCTGGTATGGCAATGAGTGGTAGCAAAATTAGGTTTAGAAAGCCTAGGGTGGAACCCAAATTTTCTATGCCTCCTGTTCAGGAGGAGCCAGCTGTTGAGTTGGTTGAAGAGACGACACCAGAGGACACTACTAATGGTTCTACCAATAGTAGTTTTAGGTCTGATGATGTCGAAGTAGCTCCGGGTATATGGATGTCTGCAGAAGATGCTGCGTCATTTGTAAATCCTGGAGGAGTGGAAGCTCAGGTTAAGCCTGAGTCATTTCTTTTTAAGATAGCGGCGGCTGTTTTTTCAGTCGGTTTGGCGTTATCTTTTAAGAAAATGTTTTCGTTTGGAGTTGAACCCTATGCTTTATTGGGCTTGACTAGAAATGCAATGTTGGAGACGTCAGATTCATTTATTGAGACGATTATGGCGTGTTTGAAGTCTCTTAAAGATTACAATTTTTGGGACGCGGTATCTATTTTCAAGGATGGTTTCCTTGGGAAAGATGTCGATGAGATTATAGCTATTGGTAAGGAAGTGGAGGCCTTATCTTCTGTTAAGGTGTCTGCTTCTAAGGCGTTAGCTATTTTAAATGTAAGGAAAAATAGAGTGACTACCATTAAGGCGCATTGTTCGTCGATTGGTAGGTCACATGTTGAGAAATTGTGCATAGATTTGGTGAAACAAATTGATGACATTATATCTAATAAGAGACAAGTTTTGGAGCTTAGCGGTATTAAGCCACAACCACTTTTGTTTGTGGGTGTTGGTGTACCAGGTTCCGGTAAGTCTCTTCTATCGCAGTGTATTATAGCTGCTTTAGGTTCATTATATGAGTTAGATGATGATGTTCGTAGACAAGTTACGTATTACCCATCAAGTGGGTCTGCGTATTATGAAGGTTTTAATTCGAGTCATATGCATATTCATAAGGACGAAATAGGTTCTATAAATATGGATTTGGATAAGAATGCGGCTTCAGAGTTTCATATGTTGTTGGACACCGTAACAAGTGTTCCGACTAGTTTAAATATGGCTTTTGGAGATAAAGGAAAGATGAACACTTCAAACGTGCGAGTTGTTTCCTGTAATACGAATAGTGATATTCCATCTTTTGCCAAAATGTTCTCCAACAACACAGCGTTGTTTAGGAGAGCTTATTTTGTAAGGTTTGTCCCACACGGGAAAGCCGGCAAGAGTGGAGTATTGGATCCTTTAAAGTTAAAGGATTTTGATGTTTCTGCTTTGGATGATAGTTTAGTTGTTGAAGTTTTTAAGGTTTTTAAAGACGCCAACAATCAGAATTTGTCCAAGGAGATAGTGTCTGTTGGACCCCTGTCGGGGTTTGCTCAGTTTGTGTATTCTGAGTTGAAAAATATACAGAGTGGAAAGAAAATGGAAGTAGCTAGGATGTTTTCCCAAGTGGCTTCTATGAAAATCAGTGACACAGGCATAGTATTGCCAAAGAAAGAGTGTCCTGTTTTGTTTTCAGGTGGTTTAGAGCCACAAGGTTTATTCAGTTCCTGTAAAAACTGTACTGGAAAGGTGGTTAAAACCGCGGCAATTGCCGCGGCTGTGACCACAGGAGTAACCGCTGTTGTTGAATCTATTTTGGTATATGAGGAATTCAGAAATTTTTATTTCAAACATTGGAAAAAAATTTTGTTATTATCGATTACCATTTTAGGAACAGTGAGTTACTTTTCTGGTTCTGATGAACCATGTGATGCCCAAGCGTTGAGTATGCCTAAGCCCTTACCTTTTGGTGAGGATGCAGATGGCGAAATCCGTGAGTGGCATGGAAAGTTGTTTAAGACTAATAAGCCAGTGGAAAATACTGGCATTAGCACACCGTTATTTGGGGGCGGGAAAGTTACCGTCACTGAATTAGCCAAGGTTGAAAGGAATTGTATAATTCTTTCAATGTCGGCTAGAGTAAATGGTGTATGGGGAGGACAGACCATTGTTCATGGTTATTGTTTTTCCGGTTATGTATTGACTGTCGCACATATTTTACCCAAAGGAGCAGATTTGATCAGAGTTGTGATGAAATCTGCTCGTTTTAATAGGGCTAATGATGCGATGGAATTTAAAATGTCTGAGGTGTGTGTTATGAGTGATTATGACTTAATGTTGATACCATCAACATTTCCATCAGGTGTTAAAGATTTGAAGAAGCAAATGAAATTTGGGATCCCAAAGAAAGGGGACAAATGTTATTTGTTGGGCGCTGGTTCCCGTCCAAGATTAGAAGGAACCGTTTTGAGTGTTGGTCCATTTGAGTCTGCCTCGACCGCTGGTAATCTTAAATACAAGACAGCCATTGAAACGTGTATTAGACACGCAAGATGGAGATTGTGGAAGGTTATTGGTGACAGAGGGATCGAATGGATTGAGCTTGAGTGGGACTCATTCCTCTAGGAATAAAAACCTAGGGGTGGGTTATGCCACTTATATTTCTGAAGAGGAACTATATCAAAAAATTTTAACTTTAAGAGGTGTGGACGCGCAATGTTTGATGTCTAGTGATGATATCGAACTTGGCGCAATGCTGCATCCAGAGTTAGTTGTTGATGGTGTTCCGAGACACGGACTGTTCGCAGATCCTTTTTTTAAGGATAAGTCCATGTTGCCCATTATGGGCTTGGAAAAGAATGCGAGAGGAGGGAAGTCCTCTTTGAAGAAAAGTTTATTCTTTGAGGAGGTGGATCCGATTTTGAGATCTGAGGGGCATGAATATGCACCTGCCGTTCTGAGAAATACTTTTAGATGGGATTCAGATTTGAATCTCAATCGTAACGTTTCTCCATATGAATATGGCATGAGTTTTGGTAAAAATCATGTTGGTATTCCACAGAGAAGAGCGTTAGAGGATTGTCTCAATGGAGCTGTTGAGGCGGTTGCCCCATTGTTGGTTCAATGTGGTATTTCCACTTTGGATGAGTCACTGAATGGTATCGGCATTATGGGACCAGTTAACCCTAGTACGGGTGCTGGTATGTATATGTCTGGTAAGAAAGGTGAATTTATATGGGAAACTGCAGTTGATGGTGAATCCGTTAGATACAGTGGCCAGGAATTGAGGGAGGAGGTTAATAACCTGTTCTCAAGACTGGTAGGTGGCTGTGTGCCGCCAGGGGTATCTAAGGTTACGTTGAAAGACGAGTTACTGAAGGTGTCCAAAATTGAAGGCGTTAAAACTAGAATGATTCACGTTGTTGAATTTGCCGAATATCTGCTGGGTAGGATGTTGATGGGCAAGGCTTTGTCCACTATTTATTCTGCCCTTCAAAGGGTGTTTGGAATGTGTTTTGTTGTAAATTCTCATGGGCCTGATTGGAAAATAATTTTTGAACGCTCCGTCAAGTTGACTGGAGGTTTCTTGAATCTGTTTTCTGATTTTGTTGCCTATGATTTACATCATTTATACACATTTTTGTTTTACGCAATGGAACTTTTGGCCAGATTAATGGAGATCGTGCTTAAGGTTCCAAAGAAAATATTGAATTGTGTTGTTTGCTTATTGTGGATGAAACTGTATCGTGTTAGTAGAGTAGATGGGGTTTGGGTTTTTGCCTTTTTGGGCGGCCCTTCCGGTGATCTTCTTACAATTTACTTTAATTGTGCGTGTCAATTGTTTTATTGGTACGTTACTTGGTACAATCTCAGACCCACGAATGGTAAATTTGTAGATTTTATGTCTGAATTGGGCTCTCACTGGAATTCGTTAGGTGACGATTGTTCAATGAGAGTGCCAAGACCCGTATCACAGTGGTTTTTACCGTCTGCTATTATTGAGGTTATGTCTTTTAGATGTGGCCAGGAAATTACTAGCGGTATGAAAAATATGCCATTAAGTTACGGGGGCGAGACAGAATTCTTGAAACGTAGGTTTAGGGAAGTAGGTGACAGAGTCTTTGCTCCTTTGAACAAGTATTCGTGTTTGAAGATGTTGCTATATTTCCAAGAAGATAGCACTAAAGGTGATATCGAGTTTAGGAATTGGCAATTGTTGGATACGGTTTGGAGTGAAAGTTTTTTTCACGACGTTGTTTTGAAGACTGAGTTGAGGGAATTAGTGTCTCGTTTGAAAAATTTGTTAACCACAAAATATAAGGATAAGCCGTTTAGAACGGACGAGGAATTGTTGTTTATGTACGACAACTCCAGTCTGGGATTGTGGAATAATTCTGTACGTGGTAGTGAATTGGAGGCCCAATCCAGTAGGGCTTTAAATGAAAACTGGGCGTCATATGACGCGCAACCTGGAGCTGTCCAGCGTTCAGTTGGCCTCACACTGCGTGAGGCGGACTGGGAATCAATGATAAAGGTTCAAGAAAAGGACGGAGTTCTCAAATCCGTTTGCCTAGTTGATTCCAAAGGCGCCACGTCGTATGACGTGGTTACCCTTTTTGAGAGAAGGAACCTTCGGCCTTGGTCGGTCGAGGGCGGTATTTTAAGACCAGCCGAAAAACATGATAATAATGATGCAGGCGTAAGAGCACCTATTGAAAAGGGCTCTGTTGGGCTAGTGGTTACTACTAGTGCCGATGATGAAAAGCAGGGTACCGCGACTGCGGACTCGACTTTTCCTAAAACTTTAGTAACAACAAATGCGGGAACTCATCCTTTTTTTAATTTGGGTGAGCCCGCTATGGATCATGATGAGTATTTTGATAGACCAATAGTAATAGGATCTTTTACGTGGACTAGCGCTGTTACGCAACAGTCCATGAATCCCTTTACGTTATGGTTTAATACTGCGGTAATAACGAATCGGTTTCAGTGTTGGTCCAATGTTAGATTCGACCTAAAACTTAGATTTGAGTTTTCGCCGTCTTTTTTCCATAATGGTTTGGTTAGAATTTGGTGGTATCCGCTTTATCAAATGATAGGAGACACTTCGGGATTTGCGACTCCCGTGTCGCAGTTATCTGCTGCAAAGGGATTTCAAAATCTTGGAGTGTTTATAGATGCGGCTCAACCAGGTGTTCGCGAGTTGGTTATTCCTTGGAAGCATTTTAGGCCCGCTGTTGATGTTACGGTGGCTAGTGCCGGTTTAAATACAATAGGTTTGTTAGTATTTTCGCCAGTAACGGCCCTGTCCACATCTAATAGTTTGACTGTGCCAGACATTGTCATAAATGTTAGGGCACATGGTGTAAATGTTCAGAGATTTGGTCCAACGCGAAATTTTGTCCAGGCTCAAAGTGCAATATCTAAGGGTTTTGGCAAAATGGGTGAAGCGTTTAAGTCATTTGGTACCATACCGATGTTGGCTCCGGCAGCTAAGGCGGCCGAGGCTGTTAGCAAAGGGATTAGTTCATTTGCTGACGTTATGGGATGGTCCAGGCAAATTAAAGATACGACCATGAGAATGGCTCGTAGAAGCTTTGGTTTTGCTCAAAATGACGAGGATGACGGAACGTTGAGTTTGTCGTATTCAAAGGCTTATAGTTTGACGGCTGATACAAGTTTGGCCTCTGGTGTAAAAGAGGATGAAATGTCTTTTTTGTACATTGCGAAGCATTGGAGTTTGATTGGAATTATAGCTATGGTTCCAAATGATACTTTTGATACTTTATTAGGAACAATTCATGTTCATCCAATGATTTCGTATCCGGAGGGCTCAACGGCTATCACGCCTTGTGCTGTAGGTTATGTTGCCGCGCCTTTTTCTTATTGGCGTGGTAGTTTGGAGTATGAGTTTAGAGTAGTTTGCTCTAATCAACATGCTGGACAAATCAGAATAGTGTATGATGGAAATAATTCTGCTGTAGGAGCGACTTTGAAGGATACGGCAAGGGTATGTGTTTTAGAAATAAAACCAGGTGCTTCGGCCAAAGTTGTCATAGGACACAGTAGGCCTTATTCTTGGAATAAGACTAGGAGTTACTTTAGAGGAATAGTAGCAGATAGTGGGCTGTCTGAACCCGCGAATGGTATTTTGCGTGTTCATGTTTTTACGCCTTTATTATCTCCACTTACTACTCAAGGTATCTCTATTGTTGTGTCTGTGAGAGCATGCGATGATTTTAGAGTTCACTCGAACAAGATTTTGCCAAACGTCCGCACAAGTGGAGCTTTGTCCATGATGGGGGCACCGGAGGAGCCCGGTGAGGACGTGTTAGAAGCACAGTCCGCCTTGATTAACAATATTGCTGCTGATAGAATGTGTCACTTTGGCTCTGAGCCTATCGATGATAATGTTCTGTACTCGCATTCTATGGGAGAGCCGATTTTGTCGGTTAGATCCCTTTTAAAAAGATTTCATTATCTTGGTGAGTTTGCAAGTACAGCTGCAGGCACCAATGGTGCGAACAATAAAGTTTTTGGGACAGGTGGTCCCATTCATGAGACAGCAATTTGCGGTATCACGACTTTAGATGGTGGTACAGTGAATTATGTGGGTTTGGCTATCCACACGCCTTTCAGATGGTTCAAGTCCATGTATGCTGGTCACCGTGGGGGTGCCAGATATAGAGTTAGAACAAATGAAAACGTACTGGGAGGTACGACGTTGGTTAAACCAGTCTATTCGGTAGCCTTATTTGAATCAGCGGTGACTGAAGCAATATCAAACTCGGAGGACGTTTGTGCATCTCCTTATTATGCTTGGGAAGTATCCGACGAGTGGAAAGACGAGTCGGGAGATTTTAGACTTCCTGATTACAATATGTGGATGTATACGCCGGGAGGGTTTTATGTTCCTCCTGCTGGCGAAGGTTTCGCCAGGTTCGTTTTGAGAGTGACTAGAGCGGTTAACGACGCGTTGGGCTATTCTTATGGATTAGCCAAAAGTATCGATGAGGACTTTTCGTTTGTTAACTTTATAGGTTCACCAGTGGTCACTTATGTGGTCGCGCCTCCTTAGATTTATACATTAGATTAAATGTAGTTTCCCCAGGGCACGGGGTGTAGAATGTGGCCGGATTTTATCTGGCCTTTGGCCAGTTTTTATATATGGTAGATGCGTGTACGTTTGTGTGCGTGTTTGGTTTTGTTGGAGTTTGTAAATATCTCTCTAGGACGTAATGTCCCCTTCGCCAATCCCCATTTTAGGTGGGTGTATTGAAGGTCGTTAGTATGCTGTTGTTTTATAGCAGTGAAAACGCATAGTCCAGATGATACAAGTCCTGGC